CTTTAGCTTGTGAAGTTATAGCAACTCTTTGTGCAGCTTCAGCTACTAACTCAGATATACGCTTCTCAACATCTGGTGGAATAGGCTGACCCTCTGGTGGTAGCTCAATACCCATTTCTCTTTCTACTTGTTTTCTAAACTTCATAGTTAAATGCTGATTAACATATGCTGAGGCATTAGCCACAATGCTTTGTGCATTAGGACTTTGCTCAATACTTGCAGCAACCTCAGGATTTTGTTGAGCTGCAACAATAGTTTCAATATGAGCGTCATGGTCTTGAAACGGAAATGCTTTGACCGGTTGACCATTAATTAAATTCTGTACTGCAGTCACAGGGTCTACAGGTTTAATATCATCTGTATCAGGTATGATATCTTCTACGTTTCTTATGCCAAGTGTTTCGAGCATTTGTCTGTGTAGCTCAGGCATATTATAAATCTGTGGAGCTGTAGTAGCTAACTGCATTGCAGCTTGATACTGCATAATTCTTTGTGCCATGGTTGAAGCATTAGGGTCAGAGACCGGTAGTACATCTACTCTTTCATCAAAGTCCTCTACCTTTATAAACTCTTCTTCGTCCATCTCATATGGGTAAGAAGGCTCAGTAAAGTCTTTTACAATGCCAACTAAAATTTCAAACTCTTTTCTCATAGAAGCATGAAGTCTTGCTTGTACTGCTGACATAACTTTCATGTTTCTTTCTAACAAAGCTAAGGTAGTTCCAACCGGAGCTTGATTATTCATGTCAGATACTTTCATATCATTCATACTTGCAAACCTTCTACCTTCTTCAACTATATTTTGTAGTAATTGATACAGCGTTTGAGAAGGCTCTTTGTATGGTAAGAAAGTAATGTTATCTCTAATTGCACCACCGGGGACATCAACATCTCTAAACTCTCCGGGCATGATAGGAGTATCATCTCCTTTAACTCTTAAGCCTCTAGCTTTTAAACCACCCGGCAAGTTAGATAAAGTACCGGCATCAACCAACTGTCTTAGTATTGAAGTTGCTGACTTAGCTAAACCACCTACCATGTGTATTAAACCAAAGCCATAAAATCCTAGACCCGGCAAGTATTGATAGTGTACGAAGTGCATACGTCTTAGTTTTTTAGGGTCATTCTCGTAATAGTTTCTTCTAATACTAAGTATTGTTCCACTTGGAAAATCTATTGTGACTACATAAGGTAAAGCTATTCCGGTTTTTTCACCATTAGCCATGTCTTCAAACCCTTCTAAATCAAGGTCTACCTGCATTTCTAAAAGAGTATGCCTATCATCAAAGTTGTAAGTATTGCTCTCGCCTGTCATCTCGTCATACTTCTTGCGTATATCAGATTGATTATCAGACGGCTCAGGTATATCTATGTCACGATAAAATCCTGCTACCTGACTCTTTCTAATTTCATTGGTAGACTTGTGCATTACATGAGTTGCACGTTGACAAGTTTCTAAATCACTTGCTCCATAATTAACTACTACATCTTCAGCCGGAACAAATAAAGAAGCAGGTCTTTCTAAGTTCGGGTCATAATAAACTTTTCTAAAAGCAGAGCCGGCAAGTGGCAAAGAGAATAACATCTTTTCTGTTTCTGTCCTGTATTCTGACATCTGATATGTCAACAAGAAGTTCAGATAATCTTGTACTCGACCTGCTTGTTTGGTTTTATCTTCTGTTATCTTTCCAACAATCTTTGTTCTTACAGGTCCTTGTGCCGGAAACATCTCAGCAATAGATTGCGATTGAAACCTTATTACTGCTTCACTTAGCATAGGGTGAAATACTCCACAAGCTCCTGCCCATGGTGTAGTTCTTTCCTCTATCTTCAAACCTAATTGGTCTAAACCTTTTACATAAGTTTCTTCCCAATCAGAACGTGAGTCTTTGTCTGCTTGATATTGGGAAATCAAATCACCACCCAAGACATTCAAGTCATCTTCTGACATCAAGTCTGCGAGGTTTGCATTAAAACCAGATTGAATTACATTTTCAGACTCAGGGTCAAAGTCAATAATCATTCCTCCGTCCTCCGTAGCTATTGCCACGGAGTCAGGATTATCTATGGAGATTGATAACTCTTCCTGTTCTGGAAGTTCGTCCGTACCCTCGATAGGGGTAGCCGGAGTATTTCTTTCTATTGCCACTTAGTACCTCAGTAATAGTCTGCGACTTTATTATGTTCTAAAGGCTCATCTTCCTCGTCACTCTCTAAAGGAATAAACCCACCTTGTCTAAATCTTAGTAATGCTTGTGTACTGCTATCAACTAAATCATCATGTTCCATATTAGGAAACCCTGCGAATTGTTCTATCACTTCTTCTCCCCACCTTGTTTCAGGACACCATACTACACCAGAACTGAATAAATCTGAAACAGCATTTACTCTTGAAATCTTATCGTTACCTCTGCTAGGTGTGTATTCTTGTACCGGAATACCTATGGCACGTAGCTCAAATATCAGAGGCATACCTGCAGCCTTAGCCTCAACTATAAAAGCATCAGGTTTATATTCATTGTATTTATCTTGAGCCTTTCGTTTTAACTCAGGAAACTCTAGTCTTTCTTGGTAAGCGTCTAACAAAATAAGATTAGGTACAAACTTACCTTCATCATCTTCGTTGTAGAAAACACCCCAAGTAGTACAGGCAGAGAAGTCAGCTCTTTGATTTTTCATAAAAGCTGTATCCCAAGACTGAATAATAAACTCGCAATCCGGTGGGTTTCTACCTTCCCACACATTCCACCATTCCCTTTTTATCAAAGCTCCTTCCTCGGAGGTAGGGTCTTGTTGGTATTGTGATTGCCATTTGCTATTAGGTAGCTCTGCTTTCAAAGCAGTTAATTCATCAAGCGACCAAAACTCTTCCCATAAAGGATTACCTGAAGGCAAGATAGCAGGGAGTTCTATTACTTCCCATTGGTCTGCACCACCACGTTTAATACTTGCGTCAACAACTTGACCGGTTAAATCCCTTTGATGCCATCTTGTCATTACCATAATGATAGAGCCATTCGGTTGCAAACGTTGTCTTGGTCCTGAGGTATACCACTCATAGGTACGATTAAAAACATTAACATCGCCACTCGCACCTTCTTGTTCAGAGTGTGGGTCATCAATAATCAATAGGTCAGCACCTTTACCGGTTACAGCACCACCAACACCTATCGCAAAGTATTCGCCACCCTTATTGGTATTCCAACGTCCGGCAGCTTTACTATCTGATTGCAAACTGATATCAGGGTAGATAGCTTTATAGTCTTTACTGTTAACTAAGTTTCTTACCTTCCTACCAAAACCGACAGCTAACTCTGCAGTATGGGCAGTCTGGATTATCTTCTTATCAGGGTATTGCCCTAGAAACCACGCAGGAAGCAAATAAGAGGCGAACTCACTCTTGGTATGTCTAGGAGGCATATTAACAATTAAACGCTTTAAATCGCCTCTAGCGACCTTCTCGAACGCTTCAGCCATTATCTCGTGATGTTTACCATGAATAAACGCTGACCACATCTCTCCAACAAAATTCATAAAATTGTTTTGAGATAGCTCACGTTTCTTCGCAGACTCTAACTCCTCAAGCAAATCAAGAAGCTCTAACTTACTATCAGAGTCTAAATTCTTCACTTGATTTAATATATTCATAAACAATCCATAGTATCTACTAGGTAAGTATCTACTTATTAAAAAAACTTAATGGGTATATATACCACTTGGTATATACTATATAGGAGGTATATCTACTGCTAGACTTTAACATAATATACCCTCTTCACATTCAACGCAATAACTTATTAAAAAAAAATATACTATGGGGGGTATGGGACTCCTACCCTTAATCCACATTCGATTATATATATCAAACAAAAAAAGCTATCACTTTGCTATATAATAGGGGGGGTCTACCAAAGTTGGGTATCGAATGAGTGAATCACTATGTATAGAGTGACAAGCAAGTTGCCAATTACTCAACGGGGGTGTGGGTCGCCTAGATTTCTCACTTTGATTTTGCTCAAGTGGTACCTATCTTTCCCAATTACTGGGTACAGGTTAATTCAATATGATCTGGGAATTCAGATGATGATAGCGAAATGAAATCTCTTATTAGTGGTGGTCGTCTACGACTTCGTTCTCTAACAGTCTGAGTATCTCTGCCTCAATTGTTGAGGAGTCTCTCTGTTCTTTTACTTCGACTGTATCGGTAAACATACCGGAAGTTTTTCCTAGTAGTTCCAAAGACCTAACTCTACTTGCCGGAGTAGAGTCCTCGTTGTCTCCTCTACTCTCTGCATGGAGCCTTTCTAAAACATAACTCCTCGTACGGATAGAGGAAGCTACTACTCCCTCCTCTCGCTTACTGATAGCACGTTGTATGCTTAGGGAAATCTTAGGGTTAGCTAACATCTTACTCGCTTCTACATTTACCCATTTAGGAATGGAGCCGTTCTTGTTTAACTTCACGTCATAAACTTTTGCGTATGCTTCTTTGTAAGTTGTTTTACCTTTTACTATCTCTTCAATGAAGGCTCTCTGTTTAGGAGTAAGGTCTGTTTCTGGTTTCGGTTTCGTGCCGACTATTTTTAGGTCTGGTTTTTTCTCATCACTCATACAAAACATTTTACCGGTAAACCTTTTCCCACGTAATGACCACAGACTGATAGCTAAATAGAGGTACATTTAAGGGTATGTTTTGCTATAATCCACTTATGGCAATGACGTTTTTCAG